GAGGCCTTCCTTCCCCAGCGCCCGCACGTAGGACGCGGCCGCCTTCGAGGATTCGCTCGAGGCCTCTTCCAGCTTCCGCCATCCCAGCTTGCGGATCTCGACCCACTGCCCGGCCTGGCCAGGCACATCCAGGCGCTTCGTGACGCGACTCGTGAGCAGCATCAGGCCTCCGTCACCTGGCCGGTCGGCTGCAGCACGACCTCGAACATCGTCAGGTTGTCGAGCGTCGCGATCCGCTCGTAGCTGACGATCAGACACTCCACCGTCGTGGTCTTCGTGCTCCCCCACGTGATCGTCAGCGTGCGCGTCGCGTTCGTGTCGCCGATGTTGCCCGGGTTGTTGAACACGACGTCCGGCCCGGTCGTCGCCGTGTCGTCGTAGAAGCCGCGCAGCGTGATCGGCTCGAGTTTCCGAATGCCGACCGACAGGAACTCCACCCACGAATCACCGAAGGCGTGCGACTCGGTCAGGATGGCGGATTTCTTCACGCCGTTGAGCTCCCTGACGTAGTTCGACATCGTGGTGAGCGTGCCGTCCGCGCGATCGAACTGGACTGCTACGTCATCGGGTCCGTAATTGGCCACGGTCGTCTCTCCTTATGCGTTCCGCTTGAAGCCCACCAGGAAGGTCACCGACCCGGAGCCGGTCACGTTCCAATCCACCGCCAGATGCCGATTCACCGTCACGCCCGTCGTGACGCGTTCGGCCCCGACCGCGGTCACCGTCGAGAACGTGACGAGGTCCGCGTACGTGATGTCGTCGGCCGAGTGCCGGACCTTGAACACGACATCGGTGAAACCCGAATACGCGACCACGTGCAGATACGCCACGCCGCCACCCGCGCTCGAGGCCGTGTTGTCGACGGAGTCCGCGCCTTCGCTGTTGCCGTCTGAGGTGCGCGCGCCGAGCGCGTGCAGGATGACGCCGGTGTCGAATTGGCCGGTGCCGCGATACGCCGCATTCGCGCGATGGAGCTGCTCGAGGCTGGCGATGCGCTCATATTCGGCGAGCATCGCGCCGGCGCCGCCGACGAAGCGCTTGCCGACGGTGTTCCCCTCGAGACCGTACGAGAACACCGCGCTCGTGCCCTGCGATGACACCAGCGCGGCGTTCATCTGATCGGACGCGTCGTTGAAATAACCCTTTTGCGTCACCTCGGCCCGGCGCAGGCCGACCGACGCGAACTCCTGCCAGGAGTCCCCGAGCGAGTGCGAGCCGTCGAGCACCGCCGTCACCTTCGACGTGATCTCGACGGTGTCCCCGAGCAGGTTGAACGCACCCCAGAGGATGAAGCCGACGTCGTCAGGTCCGTAGACAGCCATCGCTCAGCTCGCTACGACGAACACGTCGATCGGCTTGATGCCGTGACGCAATGCAATCGCGTTGAAGTCCTCGACCGCCCACGACGGCGCGATCGACCGATTGACCCACGGCGTCGAGAACCCCGACACCGACACCCCCGCGTTGAACACCTGCACCGCCCGCTTCATGATCGCGAGGGCCTCGGCGTCCCCCTCATAGGTGCTGTAGACATGCAGCACCAGATGCACGATCGCGCCGTACCTCGAGAACGTGCCATTCGCCGTCTCGAGGTCGCCGTTGAACGTCAGCCAGGCCTGCGGAAAGTCCGTGCCCTGCGGCACGTCGGTGTAGAACCGGTTGCTGACCAGCGCCATGAACGTCGCATCCGCGGCAAGCAGATCGAACGCCGCGTTCTGTACGTCGCTCGCGCCGAGGGTCGCAGTCAGACTCACAGCGTGTGACTCCCCACCTTCGCCATGTCGCGCTCAATCACCGAGCCCGCCGCCCGCGACTGCGCGAGGAAGAACGACTTCGTCGCCTCGGCCGCGGGCACGAGAAACGGATACGCCGGCGCCGGATGCGGCCCACCGTGTCCAAACTCCACCAGGTGGCCGATCGCCGTCGGCCGATGCAGCGCGCTCCGGCCCGGCAGCGCGACGTCAAAGCCCGATCGGATCCCAACTTTCGCCGAGCCGCTGCGCCGGTTCAGCGAGAAGCCCAGCGACTCTTTCAGGCGTCCTGTGCGCACCCCTCGCCCGGGCCCCATGCGACCGCGCGCGTTCGCGACAAGGAAGTCCGAGCTCTTCTCGACGGCCTCGTTGAACGCTTCGCGCGCGATCGGCTCGAGCTGCCGGAACGCGGCCGCCGCTTCCCGCAACCCGATCACCGTGGTGCGATCAACCGCCACGTCAGATGACCTCCGCGCACTCGCACAGCAGGAATGCACGCCCGCCATCGAGCGCCTGCACGCCGTGGATCTCCAGCGTCTTCGCCGCCGTCGCCTGATACGGCGTCCACTGAATCCGCATTTTCGGCGTCACGTCCGCGCGATAGCGCAGCGTGACGTGATAGCTCAACGTCGCGCCGATCGACGCCACCTGCATCCGTTCCGAGATACGCAACGGCATGACGCGCGCAGCTAACCTCGTAAGCGAGCTCGCCGACTCCGTGATCACGTCGACCCACGTGGTCGCGCGGCCACCCTGGCCGTCATCGCTCGTGGAACGCTTCAAGACCGAGACGCGATCGCGCAGGTCGCCGGCCGCAGGAGCCTTGACGGGCATCAGAACTCCCTCGGCAGAATCCACGGCCCGATGCACCAGTCGTAGAAGCGCTGCTCGTCCGTCGTCAGGTCACGCTTTTCGAAGAGACACTGCAGGCGCATCTTCACGGCATGCACCAGGAACGGCGGCATTGACTCCGCGGTCGACCAGCCCACGACCATCCTGATCACGCCCGCCACCCGCCGGCGCGTCGTCGGCCAGGCGCAGCCTTGTTTCAGACAGAGGCGCGCCGGCTGACCGGCCGAATCGAGAAACCAGTTCGCCGAGCTGAACGCCGCCGAGGTGTCCGTCTCGTCGTAGTACGTCACCGACGAGACCGCACTCACCGGCGCGACGTAGAGCTCGAGTGGTTCCGTGCCGCACGGGAACGAGTCGACCGTCAGATCGATGGTCTGCTCGATCAGCCGGCGAGCCGTGTCGTCCTCGACGATGCTCGTCGCGGCCTGAATGAGGCCGTCAACAACGCCGTTTTCGTCGTCCACGTCGACGCGCAGCCAGGCCTTGGCGTCGTCGAGCGAGAGCGGCTGCGTCGCCGGCGCCGCGTAGACAACCAACGACGGCCGCACGGTGCGAGGCTGAGCGACGATCGAGGTCGTCATCGACGCCTCCCCGCACGGACCGCGCTCTCGATCGGCCGCCGCTGCTCCGCGGTCTCGACACGCTCGGCGCGCTCGGCGAGGCCGTCACGGATCCAGGCCGCAGCGACCTCGTCAGACACCTCGACGATCTCGCCGAAGGCGTAACTCGGCGAGCCGCCGACGGAGGTCAACATGCGGATGGTCATCAGCCGACGTACACGTGGAACTTGCCGGTCGTGGCGTTGCCGCCATCGGCGATCACGATCTTGATTTTTTCGCCCGCGACCGGAATCTTGTCGTTGACCGCGGTGCCACCGCCCGCATAGAGCGCGGCCGCGTTGGCGACCGACACCGTCGCCGCGCGCGGATACAGACTCAGTGCCGCGGTCCCACCGTTGGTCACGGTGATGATCGGGAGCCCGGAGACGTCACACGTGATCGTGGCGTCGAAGCCGGTGTCGTAGGGCGACGAGCCGTCCGGCACGTACCGGATCGCGTGCACAACGCCATGCACGACCTGCGTGTAGCCGGTTCCCGCGCCGCCCGCACTGACCGTGATCGAGACTTCGTGACGCTCGAGATACACGTTACGTCCCCTTCGGCCCTACGTAGGCCCCTTGCCACCAGCCAGGCCCGACGCCGATGCCCGGCCACGTCACATAGCCGACGTGCACGCGATGCCCACAGCACGCGCCCGTTGCGCCCTGGATCGTGCCCAGGCACGCATCATGGCCGTCGGCCGTCGGCGCCAGCCCGCAGGCTCGACACGCGCGGGCCGCATCCACGACATCGCCCGTGTCCTGATACCGCCAGCCGCGGCCATCCCAGACGACGGGATGCCCGCGCAGCCATCCCGTCGTTACGACGTCTTCCGCGTGTACTCGATCCACGCGGCATACACCTCGACGGCTTCGTTCGCGTGCGCCGCCGGCGTCACCGTGACGGTCGCCGCCTTGGGATGCGCCCCGACGTCGCCGGCCGCGATCGACACGCTCACGTCGGCCAGCGTGATCGAGAGCGCCGCGGTATTGCCGCCGGCGTTCGTGTCGCCGACGCCTTCGAAGTAGCCGATCGCGATCACGGGCGTGTCCATGCCGCCGGCGGCCATCTTTGCGAGCAGATGCACTTCGACCGCCGCGGAGTCGTCCAGGTCAGGCGGATACGCGAACGGCGCGAACTGGATTTCCTCCACGCCGTTGGCAATCCAGTTGACAAACGCGGATTTGTCCGTCGCCGCGTTCGTGCGCTTGATTTCCGGCGCCGTGTTGCCGTCGAGGAAATTGCCCGAGTCGGGAATCTCGTTCGACCCGATGATCTGGGCGCTGAATAGATCGAGATTGATAAACCCCTTGTTCCGGTCGCCGGTCTTGTCGTCGACCGCGCCGGACTGGTATTCGATCTCGCCGCCGGATTCGACTTCGATCTTTCCGCCGGACGCGATGACGAGCGTGTCGCCACCCTGCTTCCGGTAGACCTTGGGCTGGTAATTCGTATCGGCCATGACACCCTGCTTTCGTTGGTTGCAGCCGCGCGAGACGGCATGGCAACCGCCTCGCGCGACCTACCCACTGAAGGGACGAAAAACCTACGCCGTGCCTTCGGCCGGCGAATTGTGCTGCTCGCCCGCGATCGTGCCGGTCGTGGTGTTGTCGATCGGCAGCGAGCGCGCTTTGTACTGGATGACCCAGATCGATTCGAGCGTGCTCGAGGTCCCGCGGGCGGCCACGAGCTTGAGGTAGCGCTTCGTCGGACGGTTGATGTCGATGAAGATGTCTTCATCGGACGACCCGGACGTCGTGCCGGTGCCCTCGAGATCCGAGTAGTCATCGGACCCGCCGTCATCGCTCGACTGCTGCAGCTTCGCGATGTTGTCGCTCGCGGCCGTGCCGTACGACGTGAGGAACAGCGCGCCGTCGTAGCCGGCCATGTCGACGGCGTCCGACGTGATCGCCGTGGTGTTGGCGGACGAGTGGTCCTTGATCTTCGTGATCTTGACGCAGTCGCTGAGATAGCCGGAAACAACCATGATCTCTCTGCCTCTCTCGAAAAGATGTTGTAGAGAGAGGCCGGCGCCGAAGCCCCGGCCTCCGGCTCACCTACGACGCGCTGTTCTGCAGGGTCTTGATCGGACCCTGGCCGGCGTCGACGAGGCCGCCGTCGGCCCGCATGAACGCCATGAACCCGACCTGCCCGTTCGCCGCGTAGAGCTCCTGCAGGCGCAGCACCTGAATGCCCGACACGCGGCGGATGTAGTAGTTCGAGAAGTCGCCAAACGCGGAATGCTTCGCGCTGGCCGACATCGTCGCCATGTCGTTGTTGATGACGACGGGGAAGCCCTTGATGCGCGCCGGCGCGCCTTCCTGGTTGCTCTGCTGCCAGAGGTATTGCCCGTCGCCGTCCTTCAGCAGCTCGAGCGCGAGCGCCGTCGTGTCGCTCGTCATGAACTTGCAGCCGCTGTTGCGATAGGCGACGTCGACGGAGTGAATCAGCCGAATCACGTCATCGAACGGCACCGACGTCGAGTTGCCGGTGGCCGATTGACGCCCGACCGTGGCCGCCGTAACGAAGCCCTGCGGCTGCGCGACACCGGTCCCGGTCGTGTAATGCGCGTTCTGCGCGCGGCCGAGCCGCGTGCCGAACTTGCGCGACAGGTACGCTTCGAAGTCGAACTCGGCATCCTGCAACAGCTGCCAGGAGACCTTGATGATCTTCGACGAGTAGAGATACGCGTGGAGGACGCGCTGTCCCATCGTCACGTCCGTGCCGCTCGCGTGCGAGCCCTCTTCCGCGACGATCGAGCCCGTGTTCGACGTGTCGTCGTCGGTGGCGATCGGCAGGTCGGCGCCGGTCGACGTGGTCAGCACCGTCGCGCCGGCGATCTCGACGCCGCCGAAGTACTTCAGCGCTTCGATGACCTTGCCGTACATCGAGGTATCGGGCGCCACAGCGAACCCGCCCGCGGCGCCGGACAGCGTGCTCTGCGCGCGGCTGTCGAACTGGACGTAGCCCGTCTGCAGCGCGCGCTGATCCTCGGGCGACATGAAGTTGAACCCGAGACGCAGGTAGCTCGTGAGCGCGCGCTGGTAGGCCTTGCGCTCTTCCGGCAGATCCGGCTCCTGGCGGCGCTCGCGCGTCCGCTGCGAGTCGGGCAGCGACGCGGCGATGTCGCGCTCTTCCTGCTCGAGCTCCACGGCGTTGCGGATCTGCTCGACGAGCAGCTTCGCGTCGTCCAGCAACTTGCGCTGGGCGGTGACTTCGTCGGCCGAGAGACCGCGCTGTTCGGTGTCCGCTTTGTCGATGATGGCGCGCGCGTCAGCGATCAGCTTCGCGCGCTTCTCACGGAGGGCCTTGGCGTCCATCGGTCAAGCTCCAATGGGCCGCCCCTGTCGTACGACAAAAGAGGCCCAGCCTGCGCGAATGGGTTGGGGTCTCTCCGCGCGCTGGACCTCTGGGCGGCTCTCGAGGAGCCTGACGACTCAGTTGTCTGACGTAGGCGTTGAACCTACGAGGTAGTTCAAGCTACCACACTTCGGACATTTTGTCTCGACCATTTCACCGGACCGCAGCGCGCGCACCGTCATCCGGCACAACATGCGCTTGCACTTCCGACAGTGCACCGGCTCCCAGGCGGCCACGACGACAGCTTCCGGCGCCTTCGCCGGGTCGCTCCGCGCCTCGACGCCTACAGGCATTCGATCTCCGCGACCGCGATCTCCGCGCGCGCGCGCGACAACGCCGCCAGGTCGCCCGTGGGCTCCTCGAGCGGAATCGTCGCGGCGGCCGCGTCCCGCGCCTGTACGCTCGTTTCCTCGAACGCCGGGAACGTCACGGGCCCGACGTCGCGCAGCCATTCGACTTCATGAATCGTCCGCAGCGGGAGTTCGCCGGGCTTGCTGGGTCGCGTCCAGGAATCCCTGCGCACCGTGAAGGCGAAGCTCGAGCCGGTCACGTCGCCGCGCTGCACGAGCGCCATCACATCACGGCCGACCGTCGTGTCCGGCGATTCGATCACGTAGTGCAGGCCCTTGGCGTCCTCGCGCAACGTCATCGTCTTACTCGAGGTCCGCCCGAGCACCAGGTTCGGGTCGTGATTGAACAGCCCACGCACGTCGCCGTCCTTGACGGCGTCCTTGAATGCGCCGGGCTCGATGACTTCGCGAAACAAGTCGCCGATCACCGTTTCGCGGCTGAAGACCGCCGCGTAGCCGTCGAGTTTGGTCGGCTCGCCGTCGGCCCGGAACGCCGTGACGGGCTCATGCACCATGCGTCCTTCAATCTGCATCGTTGTCGTCCTCGTCAGTCGTCGTTGGGGTCGGCGCCTGGCGCGGGAGGCGTCGGCTCCGGTTCGGGATCCGGCTCCGGATCCGCGGTCGATGACATGTTCGCGGGCTTCCAGTAGGCGTCACCCGCCGGATCGCGCGATCCGTCTGGCAACATCCGCGGCCCTTTGTCCATCAAGGCGCGGCCTTCGTTCGGCGACAGCGTGCCCGATTCGATCTGCGTCTTCGCGGCCTGGACCCGCTGCAGCAGGTCCGCCTGAACGAGCGCATCGGTGACAAAGATCGCTCGGTGCGTCGAGAAACTCTTGACCGTCAAGAGGTCGCGCCCGATGGCCTGGGTCCACGCCGTCAGGTCGGGCATCATCGTCACCGTCAGGAACCCGCGCATCTGCTGCTCGATGCCCGAGCCCCAGGACGTCGACTTCTCCGTGTCCCCGACCAGGAACCCGGGCACGCGGTAGATGTAGCCGCGAATATCGCTCCGGTTGTAGTGCATCAGCTCGATGAACTGCGCTTCCTGCGGCGGGATCCCGATCGGCTTGTAGTCGACCTCGCCGTCAAGGACCGCCGTGCGCCCGGCGTTGTGCACACCGGTCATCGCCTTCTCCCAGTTTTCCTTGTTCGTCTTGCGCTGGTCTGGCTTCTGCGGCGCCGTGAACGAGAGCACCCCACCGACGTTCGCCCGGTTCGCCCACAGATACGCGCCGAAGTCCCGCGCCGCGAGCGACGAGCCGATCGAATCCATCAACACGCGAATCGGCGATCGCCCGGTGATCCCGTCCAGCGAATTGATCATCAGCCGCATCAGCGGCGGCCGCCCCGGATCCCAGATAAATGTCTTCGAGGATCCGTCGGGCATCGCGTACGCCCACGTCAGCCGGTTGAGACCGTCCGTCTTCGGCGCCGCCATGCGATCCGTGCGCAGCGGCCACAGGCCGATCACACGGCCCTGCGTGTCGCGCTGAATCTCCGCGTACGCCGTCCCCCAGAGCAACAACCATCGCCCCATGACCGCGCGGAAGTCATACGCCGTCATCAGGTGATTCGGAAGGTCGTGGAGAATCGTGTAGAGGTCGTGATCGATCGCGGGCTCGCGGCCGCCCCCCTCGAGCGCGCGCATCAACTTCAGCGGCAACCAGGCCGCGATTGACGCGCGCACGTCCACGCAGCCATACACCGCCGGCAGGCCTTCGGCTTTCGCGACGGTGACGTTGACCCCTGACGTCGAGGGCTGCAGCCCGAGCGCCTCGAGCAGCGACCGGTGCGGCTCCGCCAACGTCGACGACGGGCCTTCCCCGAATCGCCGCTCGATCAGTTTGGCCATGAATCCCATCGTCTACGACTCCCGGCCCCTCGCGTCCCGCTTCTCGAGCTCGATACTGACGAACCCGAGCGCGAGGGCCGCGCCGATCCACGGCGCCGCCGGATGCAGCAGCGTCAGTCCATACAGGGCACACGCGGCCGCCGCGAGCGCCAGCAGATCACTCACCGACACCTTCGCGAGGATTGCGCCAAGTCTCACGCCCACACCTCCACGCTCGCGGATTCACCCGTCGTCAGCAGACCCGCAGCGAGGGCGTCGGTCCGCGCTTCATAGCTGAGCACGCCCGCCATCGCCAGGTCGATCTTGTGCGGGGAATCGGGGCGGTCCTTCTGAATCAACCAGAGCGGCCGGCCCTGATCGTCGAGCTGCGGCAGATCGGCGCGCCGGCTGTTGCCGATGTGGCGGAGATACCGCGCGTCGCCGTCATGGGAGAACGCGCCCTCGGCGATGCCGGTGCTGAAGTTCTCGAGCGCGGCCGCCATCTGGCGCCGACGGTTCGTCCACCACTCGATGACGCGGTCCTCGCCGAACTCCCCGACCCACTTCGACACCCACGACTGCCAGTAGGGCGGATCCGCGTACATGCGCCAGACGTCGTACGTCTCGAAAATCTCGCGCACGCGGGCGTCGACCTCGTCGGCCGGCACTTTCCATTCCTTGTCGCGCGGCCAGGACGTCGGCCGCTCCCAGACGCCGCCGACCCACTGATGCCCGGTGGCGATCTCGGTGCAGACGAGCCCAGTCGAGTCGTGGAATTGCGCGCCATCGAAGCCAATGACGATCTGCGCGCCCGCCGCCACCGCATGTGCCGACTTCAGCTCCTTGAAGGCCTCGACGTTGAAGGCCTGCGTCGCACCCTTGACGAGCCGGTTGCAGTAGACGCGCTCGAGATACGCGTGATCAGCGCCGGGGTCATCCCAGAGCGCCACGATGGCGTCGATGTCGCGCCACGCCGCCGCGGCGCCTGACGCCTCGATGACCGCCGCGCGACGCCCGTCGCGCGTCGCCAGGTCGTGCTCCGGGCTCGCCTGCCGATGGAAGAAGAAGAGCGATGTATCGCTCGCGCGGCCCTCGTCGACCGCCCGCGCGTACTCCATCGTCTTTTCCGCCACCGACCCCGCCCCGGGCTCCGGGGCCGTGGTCACCTCGAGCATCCACCCGTCGGCGATCTTGCGCTTCGGGATGTTGGTCAACATGACCGTGTGCGCCTGCAGCTGCCGCGGCAGCGTGAGCCGGTGGCTCTCGTCCATCACCGAGAAGGTCGTCCGCGCGCCGTCGCGTGAATTCGGGTTCGAGCTCAGCGCCTCGGCCTTGCCGTCGCCCTTCTTCCGCAGAATGCGCTCGAGCCCGACGTCGAAGTCGTCGCGCAGCGGCGAGCCTTCGAGGATCGTCCGCATCGCGGTGAAGCACAGTTCGTCCGACTGCTCCTGCGACGTCGCGACGAGCGGAATATACGGATCCGTCACCGGGCCGCCGATCGGCTCGCCGTGCTTGGTGAACCCCACACACCGCACCGGCGCCTCCGGATGCAGCTCGCAGATCGCGATCATCGCGGCCGTCTCCGTCTTGCTGACGCCCTTGGGGAGCGACAGCCCGACCCGCTTGAACCGCCGCCGGCCGGCGTTGGAGTGCCCGCGGGGATAGATTTCGTAGATGCGGAAGATCAGCGCGCGCCACTCGTCGTCGAGCACGACCGGCTGCCCGCGCAGATCGCCCGGGCCGCGCACCATGTTCGACTCGATGAAGTCGCAGACCTGCGGCCCCAGCGTCGGAGACGACACGAGGTCTTTCGGGACCATCAGGATCACGCGCGCCCCCGCTCCTCGATCCGTGCAGACGTCTGCACAGCAGCATCCCTTCCTCGCATCACTTCACCGCCGTCAGCACCGCGCGCGGATCCTCGCCGGACCGCCGCGGCACCTGGAACGTCTGCCGCTTTGGCGCCTCGGGCGCGTCGCCCTCGTCGTCGGCGCCGGCGCGGGCGATCACCTTCAACTGCTTGACCAGCGACTGAAAGCGCCCCATCGCGTTCAGCCGAATGGCCACCGGCTGCGCCACGTCCCGCGCGATCGTCAGCACCGATTCCGCCATCAAGACAAACTGCCCATCCGTCGCGTCGAGGTCGTAGGACTCACGCACCGCCTTCGCCCACTCCGCCGGAGAGACATCCTCAAACGGCAACGCCAGCGACTCACGCCGCCGCGGCCGACCCAGCTTGCCCGACTGACGCCACCGGAACACCGTCGATCGGTCGAGCCCCAGGGCCGTCGCGATCTCGCTGTCGGACTGCCCCAACGCCGCGAGCCGCACCACGTCCTGCTTCACGAACTCCCAGCGGCGCGTCCGCTTGACAAACGGACTGGCCGGCGCGTCGTCCTGGTGCGCCACCGCGCCTATCCCCCTCGGCCCGTCTTCCGGTTGTGACAGACCTCGGCGAGCCCCCGGAGGTTCGCCCGGTCCCAGAACAGCGTCTCGTCACCCCGGTGCGGGATCCGATGATCGACCGCCGCACTGATAAAACGCGCATCCAGTCCGCGATGCGCGTCGCACATACAGAGCGGCTCCTCGCTGAGCACCACCGCCCGCAGCCGTCGCCACCGGGCCGTGCGATAGAGCCGGCGCATCTCAAACATCGGGCGGGCACGCTCGGCCGCTTGCCGGTGCGCGGCACACTGCCCCGTCGTCGTGAGCACGGGGCAGCCGGGATGCGAACAGACCTGCGGCATGGGCTACTTCTGCTGGATCGACAACCGGAAACTCCGCTCCTTCGTCTGCGCCGGCGACTCACTGGTCACAATGGTCTCGTCGATGCGATAGACCGCGCCGAGGGCCCCGCCGCTCAACCGCACCCGGGTCGTGCGCAGCGCGCCGTAGTCGTGCCCCGCGTCATCGGTCCACGCCGTCAAGATCGCTTCACTATCCTTCGACAACGCCGGCGACGCCGCGCCGCGCAACCGGGTAATCGTGAACGTGTGGCTACTGATCGTGACGTCCTCGGCCAGGTTGTCGGTGTCCCAGTCGAAGATATAGACCCGCACATCGTTCGGGTCCTGCGTGACGAGCGCCCCATCGCGAACAACCAGCAGTGACACGCGCTACAGCTCCCGCATGCCCGGGTCAGGGCGGATCCGAATGATGCCGACGTCCGCCCGCACGCGGATGACGACATCGGGCATCGGCGCCAGCGACACCCCCAGCACACTGGCCGATCCGCTCGAGGACCCCACCGTCGCGGAGACGCTGCGTCCCACGCCGGCGCAGACCGCCACGCCGTCGGCGCTCCCGAGCGACGCCGACGTCGAGATGCCCGCGGCCGCGACCGTCGCACTGCCCTGCGCACTCGCGGCAGCCGCCGCGATGCCGCGCCCGACCCCACTGCCCGCGGCCTGGCCGGCGGAGGCGCCGGCGCCAGCCGCCGTCGCCGCGCCGACGCCCGCGCACGTGCCTTGCCCGTCGGCGTGCGCGATGCCCTCGCCCTCAGAGGTCGAGTCCCCGGCGACCGTCGCCGCGCCGGCCGCCGCACCGACGGCCGCATGCGTCGAGATGCCGACCGCGGTCGGGGTCGCCAGGCCATCGCTCGAGGCCACCCCCGCGCCGGTGGATCGCCCGACCCCGGTGACGCTGCCCGCGCCGGCCGAGGCGCCGACGCCCGAGAAGATCGCGTGCCCGATGCCGGTGACCGTGGCCTGGCCGGCGCTGAGGGCTTCCCCGCCGGATGCGATGACGGAGGTCAGCGAGAGCAGCGGCCAATAGCGGACGACACTGCCGACGTTGCCGCTGCCGACGGCCGTGCACGAGGCCGCGCCGGCGGAGGCGCCGACAGCCGAGACGATGCCCGACCCGACACCCGACACCGCCGCCGACCCGGTCGACGCACCGGCGCCCTCGGCGACAACGATCGCCGTCGTGAGCGCGAGGAGCGGCCAGTACCGGGCGGACATGGGCTACGCCAGCGGCCTCAGTCTTCCGTCACCGCCGAGGCCGTCGTGAGTCGCGGCGTCACGCCGTTGCTGACGCTGATGTTCGGCGTCACCGTGCCTTTGTAGAGCAGCACGCCGGCGCCGCTCGACGCCGTGCCGATGCCAAAATGCGTGATGGTCGCCGAGCCCCCCGTGCACGCGGGGAAGTCGACGTTCGCCGCCGGACTGACGCTGTTATTCGTGACGGTCCACCCCGCCCCGCTGCGCGCCACCGCGACGCGCGAGTAGCTGGTGTAGGACGTCTCGTTGGTCGTCTGGTCGCCGGTCTCGCCGGGATCCGACGTGTGCAGCGAGACATAGAGGCTCCCAGCCGACGAACTCCCGCGAATCCCCGTGGCGTCGCCGATGTTCGCCACGTTGTCGTTGTTGAACAAGTGCAGGAGGAGCGAATTCTCCCAGGAGTTTGTCTTTGACATCGTGTCCTCGTCGTCTCAGGGGGCACACTGCACAACGACCGTCTGTGTCGGCTGCTGCTGTGCCGTCACGCCGACAAACTTCAACCCCACGTCCTTGCAGGTCTTCTCCATCGCCAGGCGGGACTGCTTCGCGAGCTCGGCCGGCGACGGCTGCGGCAGCTGCTTCGATAGCTCGGTCAGCGCCGCGATCGCCTTCGTCAGCAACTGGCGCAGCTCGGCGATCTCCTGCTCGAGCTTCGCGACTCTGGCGTCCGTCGACGCCGGCTCCTGCGCCTCCACGCCGGCAGCCAGCGCCAGCGCGAGCACGACCCCGACGACGACCCGGCGCGCGATACGCAGCGGCGTCATTTGTAGAAGATGTCCGCTTCGACCGCGTTCGACGGCGCGCCGTTCCCGCCCGCCGTGCTCGTGCACGCGATACTGATGGCCGTCGAGAACTGCACGCCGTTAGCGAGCTCGAGGTTCGCCCCGACCGAATTCGCCGACACACCGGAAATCCGGAACGACAGCGCCGGGGTCGTGGTCCCGACCGTCACCGATCCCGAGGCCACGTTGTAGACGTGCAGCCAGACGTCGGACGTGTTCGGATTGTTGATGTAGTAGCCGCCGAAGGTGCCCTGGCTGCCCTTCACCGACTGCGCGGAATTGGTGCACGCGGTCGCGCCGTCGGCCGCCGTCGCATTCAGCGCGGACCAGCCTCCCGTCGCCGTCGGCACAGTCGCGACCCAGATCGGATTGCTCGCCGACACCGTCGACCCGAGGAACGACGCGAGGTCGACCTGGCCGGCGTAAATCGCGCCGCTCGGATTCACCGCCGTCCAGCCGCGGAGGTTGCCCGACGGGCCGTTGACGCCCATGTAGAGCGCATTGGCCGGTACCGCGGACCCCGTCGCCTGGTCGAAAGCGGCGCCGCCGTTGCCGAGCGCGCGCACCGTGCCGATCACCTTCGTCGTCTCCGCCTGCAAGACGACCGTCGGCAGCGACGTCACCGGGATGCCGGTCGCCGCAATGAACCGCAGCTTCGCGCTGATCGATCCGGTCGCGCTCGCCGCGTCCGCGTTCGCCCCGAACGGATCGGTCGGCACCGTGATCACGCCGACCTGCAGCTCGCCGGTGTTCTTACACCACGGCAGCACCGCGTCGTCATCAGCGACGCCAGTCGTCGAGGGCGCCGACGCACTGACGCGGCACCACGTCCCGAAACCGCCGGTCGGCGCGGCGCCCGCCGTGAACGTTACGGCGCCTCCGAACACCGACTGCGTGTCTTCACTGATGTAGCCGCTCGCATTGGCCAGCCGGACCGGCAGCGGATTGGTCGCTGAGAGCGTCGAGCCGAGGACCTGCGCCACATCCACGCGCACGGGCGTCCCCGAGGCGATGCCCTGGATCGTCAGGACGGTCGTGGCCGCGGAGCCGGCGGTGCCGACCGCCAGCCGCTTCCACTGCGTCGAGCCGTCCCACACCATCGCGAACCCGCCGACGCCAGGCGCGGTCGGATTCGAGACGGCATCGCTGAGCGCGGCCGCCGTCGGCAGCTCCGTGTTGACCTGCGGCGTGTTCTGCGCGACGGCCGGCTGCGCCGACAGCAGCCCGATCAGCGCGACCAACGCGATGGCGCACCCTCGCTTCATGGCATCCCCACAATCGTGGCGATCACGTTCGTCCCGCCCCCCAGCGTGATGGCCGAACACCGTGATCGGAAATACAGCGCCGGATAGAGATTGGCCCCCGTGAAGGCGATGGCGCCGTCCCCGTCGTCCGCCTTCGTGTGCGTCAGCACGGTCACGAAGTTCGTGCCGTCGAGACTGACCTCGAGGAGCACGGTCCACGACGAGACCGTGCCGGTCTGCTTGACCTGCAGGCCGAACCGCTTCATGCCCTGCGCCGACACATCGACGGTCGTCCCGTTGGCCGCCGCGGTGTAGGTGTCCGAGCGCGAGGACTTGTCGAGATAGTCGGTCGCGGACCCATCGGCGCCCACCGAGCGCTTGATGCGCTGATAGTGAACGCTGCTGATGTCGTCGGTCGCAATCGAGGTGCCCGACCCTGCAGTGATGGCGACGTTATCGGCCACGGATCATCACTCCTTCGCGGCGAGAGCCCGAGCGGCCGACGGCGAGGACGAGCCCCCGCGGCGGCGTCATCGGCCCACGCCCATCGACGACAAAGAGCCCGGCGTCGGCCCACCGCTCCCCGCCGCCGCCCGAATCACGTTACAGACCTGCGTCCATTGCGTGGGCGTGGTTAGGGTCCACGTCATCGCGTCAGAGGTGGCGTTATTGCCGTCCTGCCGAGAATGACCCCCGAACCAGGAGCCCTGATCGGTCGGTGATCCGGTATTGGCCGTGCCCGTGCTCGGACTCGGGGGCGTGGCGGCGCCCAGGAAATAGAGCGCGTCTACGATAAATTCGTCGGGCGTGGCAGAGCATGTCACCGTGGCCGGATCGGCCGTGCCGCTGTCGCCCACAGCCATTGCGTCCTGCGTGTCGTGCGCACCAGAAAAGCTCGACGCAGAGCAGATCAGCGAGGTGGTGTTATCGATCGTGACCACCACCGATGACGCGGCGGTCGGTGGGTCATCAATCCGGAACAGATGGACCGATCGGCCATCGGTCGGATTCGTCGCGCTGCCGAACGCCGTCATCGACACGCTATCCCACGTTGCGGTGACGGTGCCAGGCACTGCCCCGATCACACATCCGACGATGCCGATCCGATTGGACCCGGCCGTCGGCTTGCCCGCCATCGTGACGGTCGTGCCACTGCCGGTCACATTGGTGACGTCGGCCTCGCCATCGTGGGCGACCGACTGCGCGACGGCAGGCGCCGTCCACAGCAGGACGCAGACGAGCGCGAGGGACCGGCCGATCAGCCCGGCGCCGCCACGACGACCACTTGCCCGTGCCGGTCTGCGCTGGCGCGCGTCACCCGACACAGCACCGCGACCGACGACAGCCGCCACCCACAGCCGCCCCCTCACAGCAGCGGCCCTTGCGCCAACTGCCACAGCAACATCGCAATCCGGAATCGCAGCCGATACCTGGTCGCTGGCGTCTCATTGGTCGTCAGGCCGATGACTTCTGTCCCGGTCACATACACGCCCGCATCGATGCTGTCGGTTGTGGAGGCATCCCCATCCAGATCCAATACATCCACGCCCAGGCCAATCGCGGGACTTGCCCCGGCGCAATTCGGATGCGGCACACCCGCCTCCGTGCAGAGTCGGTAATCGTCCCCGGCCGGATTCGCGAAGAGTGGATCAGTGGTCACGCACGCAGGCGACGCCACGCACTGAGCCGCATACGCGGTCTTCCAATCGGCGAACGACAGCGACCCGTCGCCGCCCGTATAAAACACCGTGGTCGCGTTGTAGAAGATGCTGTGCTCGATGTCCAGATCGGCCGCGATTGGACCTGTCGCGCCGGAGTCGTGATAGATCATCCGCGGCGCGGTGAAACAGATGTTGTTCCAGAAGCGCGACCCGTCGAAGCCACCGTTCCAAATACAGGTGTCTCCGCCACTGCCGTCGTAGAACACATTGTTGACGATGTCCACGTCGGCCATGTCGTTGCCGGTCGGGTAGACGAACGCTTCAGCCGCCGCCGCGGTGTAGAGCCCAGAGAAGATGTTTTGATGGATCTGCGTGTTGTTGAGGGTCGAGATCGACCACCCTAACGCGCGCTTGCTGTTCGTGCAGATATTGAACCGATACACAATGGTCGTCGTCGTCCCAGGCCCGGTATCCTTCGGCGCGAGACACACATCGACGGTGTCAAACTCGTTGTGCTCGATGAGCGTGCCCTCCGCGCCGTCGTAGGTGTTGATGGCATAGGCGTGGGTGCCGTCAGTGGTGTAGAAGTTCGTGACGATGGTGTTGCGCACCGTGCAGCTATTACAGCCCTGCAGGCGGATGGCCGGGTAGTTGTCGCCAGCGTATGTGTTCGCGGCTCCGCCGGCGATCTCGGCTCCTTCAATCGAGCAGCCCGTGCAGCCGACAAAGACGACCGGGCCGGTATCCGGCGTGACATCGACCTCGCTCGCGCCCGCGTTGTCGTCCGATGCCGAATACGCGGTCATCGTCCACTTGTGGCCCTGCGCGATGTCCGCGTACCACTTGATGTAGTCGTTGGTGTTCGCGCCCACGGCTGGCCCGTTCCAGTTTTGGGCCGCGACCAGGCACGTGCCGACACACGTTATCGTGATCGGGTTTCCCGATGCCCCGCTGTTCTCCGGGTTGTAGAGCACCGTCAGCCGGCAGACGCCGATCGTCGCCGAACATTGCGCGGAGTACGGATACGTGGCGCCGAACACGTAGACCGTATCGCCCGCGTCGATGGCCTCCATGCTGTTGGGCGTGGACCGCGTTTCGTCTCCCCACACCGCGCGGCCGATCGTCTCCCAACACGTCGACCCCGCTTCGTTCCCGGCGACGTAGACAATCGACGCCTTGGCGGTCGCGTCGTTCCCGCCCGACTTGACGCAGTAATTCGCCGCGCCGGCCGGCTGCGCCCACAGCAGCAGGAGGCCGACGAGGGCGATCAGTCCGTGGCGCATAGGATCTCGTCGGGTGACCCGCGCGCGCGCCGTCGGCGCGGCCGCGCGGGCATTCGTGTGCGACTGACTCATGCGGCGCGCGCCTCGCGCCGCGCGGCATCGGCCGGCGTCGTGCGCCAGGCGAGGTCGCGATACCAGGTGTCGCGCTGCGAGCGGCCGGTGTCCGGGCGTGGCCGCCGGTACGCGGCGAGATACGCGGCGATGAGCCGCTGCTGCGCCGCCTCGATCGCCGCCACCGCGCCGGCGTCCGTCATCGAGCGCACCACACGGTGAGCCGCGTCCAGACCGGATTCACCCGCTCATAGCTCACGACGTCCCAGCCTTGGCGTTCGAGCTCCCCGATCCGGGCTGTCAGTTGCGCCGTCCGCACCCGTCCCGTCACCTCTACCCCTGACGGATAAGTCGATAGCCCGTCGGTGCAGCCGGCGGGTTCGGCCGCCGCCGCACGAAAGGGACGCGCGGCGTCTCCGCGCTGGAGTCATTCGCGGCATTGGACGCGCTCACCGTCGATTCGTACGCGCCGTCCTCCAGCGCCGCGAGTCGCGGCGCGTCGTGCACGAGGCACACCCGCGAGAGATTGACCGGATCGTCCCAGACGTGCGTCGTCGGATTGACGACCGGGCTGGGCTCCACCGGCGGGGGCGCCTGATTGCACAGCGGCGCGGTCACCGTGAACGTCTGGATCGGGGCGGTCTGCCCCGCCTGGTAGATCCGCACCGTCCACGCGGCCGGCACCCCGGTCTGCGCCAGACTCGGCACCGCCCACAGCAGCACAACAACCAACGCGCCTACTCGCATCAATCGTGGATTTCCTCGTCGTCGGAAGGACCGTCGCCAGCGTGCACCCGCGCGCGAGAGAAGGCAAACCGGTTTGCGCGCTTTGTGCGCGAATTCGATCCGCGCGTCGAATTTATTTTCAGCGCCGCCCGTCAGGCGGTGCGGGCGATCGACTCGTACTCGGCGATCGAGAGCACGTCGACCTTGCGGGTTTTCGGGCCGGCCGGTGACTCGACTTCGATCGCGCGGAGCTTGCCTTCGTCGATCAGCCAGTGGACGCGGGCGACGCCGATGCCGAGGTAGTCGGCGACGACGCGGACGCCGGCGTATTTGCGGGGATGGTTCTGGGCGTCGAGGATGCGGGGCTCGGCGGCGCGGCCGCGGGGCATCAGCGGCCCTCCGCGGGCGGGGGCGCGCCCGCCTCCGTCGCTGGTGCGTGTGCAGACGTCTGCACGGCGGCGGCCGCCGCGGCCAGCCTGGCCTTCAAGCGCAGATGCAGATCCCAGACAACGCACCCGGTGCGGCCGCTCTCAAGCGTTTCCAGCCTGCCGAGATACTCGCCATACATCTCGTTGTCGCGCTCGAGCTCCTGCATCCGCTCGAGCAGCGTCGCGTTGTGCGCGAACTGCGCGTCTCGGTCTTGTTGCACCTCTCCAAGCGCACGGGTTACGCGATCGATCTCGGCCAGCAAAGACCGTACGAGACGGGTCGCATTGAAGTAGAACTCCCGATCGCCTTGCTGATAGGCGTCGATGATCAGCGACCGCCGCTCCTCGCCAGGGTACCTCGCATCGGCGCGTGGCACGGCCTGATACATGCGACCACCACCATGGTCATAGCGAATCTGCTGCCACGGCTCCGGCGTCGTAGCAGCCAGCAACCGCTCGGCCTCGGCTTGAACGCTCATCGCGCTATCCCCTCGTTCGTCGACGTGCGCGAGGTAGACGCCTGCACGAACTCGCGGCGCACGAACCGGACCTCACACGTGAACCCGAGCAGCTCACCGCGCGGCGGCCCTGCAACAGGTCGCTCAAGTACGACTCGGAAATGCCCAACACGCGCGCGGTCTCTTTCTGGGACCCGTTCGCCGCGACGACCGCGCGCAGCTCCGCCAGCACGTGGTCGATGCCCCCGATGTCGGCCACTGCCACGCCCCGGCGCGCCGGCACGTGACGCGACTCCACGCAAAGCCTGTCGTTCATGCGCCTCCAACCCGTGAATCTGTTGCCAAACTGTTGCAAACCCCGGAAGTTGGCGACGGGGCGGTTCGCAAACCCTTAGCGCCCAGAGATTTCGACCCCCCCTACCCACCCCTCACCGTGCACCATCTCCTGCAGCAGCGCGGAGGACGGCGGTCCCTTCGTGCCGGCGATCGCACTCACGATCACCACGTGCCAGGGCATCCGTGTCGCTTTCACCTGGTGATCGCACGATGCGATCGACACAGCACGGCTCGAGCGCTGACCCATGGGGGTAGTGCTTGATCAGGAAGACCCCATCGAGCTCACGCACCACGGTGCGATAGTCCGGACAGGGGTCAGGCCTGCCATCAGGGAGCAGGTCCACACCACCCACGTGCGACGGCGTCCGGCGCCTGGTCATCGCTCACGCTCCGGTAGCTGCAGCGCACGAGGGTCGATGTCGCTCGAGGAAGACTGCGTCAGCGACGGGGGTGGCGTCACCCCACGAAACCGCAGGGCACACCCTCGACAGCAGGGCAACCGCGCCGGGCCCACGAACAGCACCAGCGATCCCTGCGTCACGCCTTCGGTGCACCAGCGACAGACGAGCGAGGCGACACGGGCGATGTCCCAGACGGACACGTCACGGGCACGCCAGCGTCGTCGCTTACTCACAGCAGCCGCCTTCGCTGCAGGTGCGCACGCGCCCGCTCGATACCATCGGTCACGCTCGCCCCGTCGTATTTCAGATTGGCCTTCGCGCACGCGCTTTTGAGCAGCTCTCTGAGCTCGCCGTCGTCGGTCTCGGAACGATGCCGCAGGAGCACGTCACGAGCCAGTGCGGCAATGACACGGACCGCTGGTCGGCCGTCTACCGTCTCCCGAGAACGCATGCGCCGAAGCAGCGAGATGAGGCGTTCTTGGCCAGAATCCGAGGTTTCAACCACTCCGTGAACATGCATCGACGCGCTTGGCGCGTGTTCTTGCTTTTCAGTACCAGTACTCCGTACAGACGAAAGATCCTGGTTAGTACAAGTACGATCGTGGTACGTGGGACCCTGTTTAGAACGCATTTCAAGCGCTGCACTGAACCCATCGCGAAATGCGCTCTGCACCTCGTTCACAACGGCATTTGAAACGCGTTTCACAACGTGTTTCGAGCGGTGTTTCGTCAGCCGTTCTCGCGCGCGGTTTCGACCCTCCAGCACGTCATCTCGAGAGTCGTTCCAATCGAGGTAATCGTGGACCTGATAGCCGCCATCGACCGGGCGCCAGCACGGGCCTTTGCCGGGCACCAGCACGCGACACAACTCCTCGGCGACGGCCTCCTTGTTCTTCGCTCGCACGCCGAAGGTATGAATCGCGTGGTCGGGAATGAACCCGTCGGTCAGGTTGCACTGGCAGTAGATCAGCCCGCAGCCCCACATGCGCCAGGCCGCATCGCTGAGCGCGAGGAGCTTCGCATTGGCGTTCGCCTGGTCGTGCAATCGGCCCCACGCCATCAGTGCACCGCCTCGTTACGGAACAGCGAGCCTTGCTCGCGATCGCCGTCCAGATAGCGCTGGGCCTCGACGCAGAGCGCACGCACGCGCCGCACCGTGTTCGCCGGCAGCACCGAGCCGCCACCCTCGCCATACGGCTTCTCTGGCAGATGCGGCGTGTTCAGGATGAGCGGCGCCGGGCAGGCCAGCAGATCTTTCGTGGCGGTCAGCACCGCGCCGAGGATGCCGTCCTTGTAGGTGATCGAGCAGCCGAGCACCTTGACCTTCGAGGCCTCCAACGACGGGAACTCGCAGATGACGCAGACGTCGTCGACGAGCGCGCGCAGCGCCTCACGGAACGCAACGAGCGGCAGATCGGCACACGACAGCGCGTACTCGTCGGGATCGCCACCGCCAGGCCGAATCACTTCGTATTCGAGCCGCACGCGCGACCCGTCGAATTTGATCTTGGTGAAGCGGGTTTCGGGTTCCGGCCGCCGCGCCATTTCAGAGCACCCCCGCCAGCTTCAGCAGCGCACCCACCAGGAACGCAAGCCCCAGCGCGCCCACCAGGAACGCAAGCCCCACCCAGCTGCCCGCGCGCCAACACGACGAGCACAGCGGCCCCCGCGCCACAAACGCGTTGCAGCGCGGATTCCGACAGCGAGGACGAACACCGTGGCGCGCCATCACTCCTCCCCCAGCCGGCGCATCGGCGCCGGATCCTCACGCCGCGCGTCCTCGCGCTCTTGCCTCGAGCGCCCCATCTCATCGCGCGTGCCCTTGCATCGGGGATAGCGCGAACAGCCCCAGAAGCGCCGCGGCTGCTGATCGGTCTCCCAGGCCTTGGGCTGCCGCACCCGCGACACCATCGGCGCGCCGCAGTCCGGACAATCGGTGGTGGACGGGCGCGTCATTGCAGCGGGCCTCCGGCCGTGTCGAGCAGCTGCAGGTCGACCGCCTCGACCTCCGCGACACACTGCGCGCAGATCCGCGCGCCCTCGCGGCGCTCGGCGCCACAGAAGGGACAGCGGCCGATCTGTTCGCGCAGGGCGCGGCCGAGCCACTCACAGAGCTCGGCGGCGAGCGGCGCGCCACAGAGCGGCACCGCGACCCGCAGCAGGTTCCCGACAAACATCGCCAGCAGCGGCGTCGGGGGCGGCGGGCCCATGGTGAGGAGCCGCACGAGCTGCTCGGCGCGGCGCCGCAGCTGCGCCTCGTAGAGCGCGCGCTCGTCGGGATGCAGCGCGTCGGTCATCGGATCACCGTCTCCGCCCAGCTCGGGGCAATGCACATCGACGCCAGGAACCGGCGATCGTTCGCCGTCAGGATCACGCGCTTCTCGTTCTGGAAGTCGAGACAGCCGCAGCCCTCGCAGGGCAGCACCGCGCGCGTGCGAAAGAGGGCGCCGGGCTGGAGGATCACGCGCGGCAGGATGAAGGTCGCCGGCCGCGCGCAGTTCGCGCACCAGAGCCGGACGCCGTGCGGCGGCAGCCCGTGGTCAGCCATGGCACCTCGCCGCGGCCTCGGCGCGGATCGCTTTCATGAGCTGCCCCTTCATGCGGTGATAGCACTTCGTGTCCCGCGTGCAGAGCGACCACTCGCCCGTCCGCTGGTTCGTGGTCACGCGCCGGCCGCACCCACAGGCACAGCGCGGCGCGGTCCTCGGCCGACGGGCGACGTCAGCCATGCACCAGCTCCGGACGCGGCTGCTCGCGCGGCCACTCGCGCACGCGCAAATCCTCTGGCCACTCGGCGGGATCGCCGCCTTTCCGATCGCCGAGTCCGAACGTGTTGTCGTCCTTACAAGTCCAATGAACGAGGACCCCTTCGCGACGAGGCGGAGAACTGTACGGCGGCCCATCCAGATTGAGTCCTGTGATGCAGCTTCCGAGCTGCTTCACGAAGCACGCGACACCGGCCGCCTTGCACTGCTGGACGATCGAGCGGGCCCACTCGAGATCCATTGGACGTGCGCCTGGTCCGCTCTCGCCGCCGACGATCAGCCAGTCGATTCCTTTGCCGCTGTAGCGCGCCCAACCTCGGCGCGTCGAGTAACCGAGGAACTGCCCCGACAAACCGTCGTAGTGCGGCAGCGGGCCATCCGCTTCTGTCCCTTCCCAATAAATCGGAAGACCACCAGGCTTTCCACGATGCGAGAAGTCGATCGGACCGAGCAAGGGTTCAGCGCTGACGAACCGCACCGCCGCCGGCGTCTGCAGCAGCAGCGGGATCCGCTCGTCCGCTCGCTGCTGGTCTTCAGCGGAGATGCCAAGCCAACAATTGCGCAGCGGCCACAGGCCGATGCCTGAGACGTTGGCGCTCGTCGCAACCGTGGCCTCGTAGGCAATGCGCTCGTAGACATCGAACGCCGTGAGGTAGTCGCGCATTCGCTCGGCCCGCTTCGTGAGGATCTGAAACGTGTGCTGCGGCGCGAGCGCCATCACAGCGAAGACCTTGTCGAGAAACGCGTCGGGCACGTCCTCGTGAAACAAGTCCGACATCGAGTTGACGAACACGCGCGCCGGCTTCCGCCACGACAGCGGCTCGAGCAGTGCGTCCTCAACGGTTCGCACCACACCCGTCCACTGCGGCCCAGAGCGCTCCGTGAACTTCGTCAGGCCGTGGTACGGCTTGCCAGGCCCGCTGAAGCGGTGCGCCTGCTTCATCGCGTAGCAGTTCACGCACCCAGGTGAGACGATCGAGCAGCCACGCACGGGGTTCCACGTCGTATCCGTCCACTGAATCGAGGTCGCCGCGCTCATGGCATCAGCCCTCGCAGCGTCCAGCCAATCCACAGCAACGCGCCCATGAAGGTCACGGCCACGCCGCCGACGACGAGGCCGACGACGAGATCCAAGACCGCCGGGCCGAGCCGGCGCGTCATCGCACCGCCCCCATCCGCTGTCGCCGCCGCGGCGTCAGCAGGGCCTTGGCCATGCGCTGCGGCCGCGCGGGGAGCAAGAGCGCGGGATGATGGCGATCGGCCCGCAGGCGCTCGAGCAGCGCGACGACCTCCGCGCGTTCGCGCGTGAGCCGATCGAGCAGCGCCTCGAGCACCGGTGTCGCGCCGGAGCCCGCGATCACCATCGCCGCCAGGTCGCGATCGCGGTCGACGGCCTCGAGCCAGCGTTCAACGCCGGCCACGATGCGATCGAACGGCGTGAGGTAGAGCAGCGTCGTCATACGCGCCTCGCCTGGTTCCCGATCAAGCTCACGCGCTTGTCGGTGCCGGACCACACGACCTCGTAGGGGAGGGCAACGCTCGTGACCCCACCCGCGGTCGCGGCCGCCCCCGCCGCGGCGTCCAGTCGCGGCGACGCCGCCCTCGCCTCGAGCCGCGCCACATGCGGCCGGAGATTCGCGAGCATCTGATGCGCGCGGTGCAGGCGCTGCGGCGATCCGCTCGTCGCGAGGATCCGCTCGTTGTAGGCGACCATCGCCTGCGCCTCCGCGAGCGTCCCCGGCACGCGCGCCGTCTTCAGACCACCGCCCACGTCACTGCCCTCCGGCGCGTCGTCAAAGCGCCCTCCTCGCCGGCGCCGCCGGCCCCGCGCCGAGATGCCAGCGGCGGCTGATCGTGGCGCCCGTCGCATGCACCAGCCCACGCGCCTGGAGCGCGTTGAGGCGCGCGGTGACCTTGTGCCGCGGCACGCGCACTTCCTTCGCGATCGCGCCCGTCGCCACGGGCCCGCGCGTCACGATCGCGATCAGGGCCTCGTCGGTGACGGCCTCGGACGACCGAGAACGGGGGGGGCTGCGTCGCGCCACGTCACGCGCCGGACGCCCACCCTTCCCCGTGGTACGACGCGCGACGCGACGGGGTGACGCGGGCCCGGGCTCCACGCCCATGGCAACCGGCCGCAACGCCCGCCGCGGCCGCGCCAGGACCCCGCCCGGCACCGCGACCTCGAGCAACGACTGCACCTCGACCGGCGTGTCGACCTCGACCTCGAGATCGCCGCCGGCGCGGATGCGAATGCGATACGGCATCGCCCCCTCGCCTCGGATTCAGTTCAGATGAATGACTGCGATTGCTGCCGGTCTCTCCCGGCCTGTCTCGACGTGTCCCTCGTCACCCCGTCGTTCGGGCTTGATCCGTCCGGTATCCCCTCGCCCCGATGTCGTCACCGCTCGGGCGCCACACGGTCTCCGCGTCACCGATCGTGCCCAGACGGCGCGCCGTGACGTGACAACTCGGTCAGCCGCGGCCACCTCCGTAGGTCGCCACGAGCTCGTCGCGCTCGCGCCGCGTCACCACGTCGTGCGGCTTCGCACTCACCCCGCTGCCCGGGCGCGCCCAGACGAACCAGGCGTGCGTCGCGCTGTCGGTGGAGTCGGTGTTGCGATACTTCGCGCGCGGCATGACGATCTGGGCGGTGCACGGATGCGCGGCGAGCCATTCGTCGCGCTCCTCCACCGGCTCATCCCACGTCCGCCGCAAGAGCGTGATCACGCCGACGCGCGCCTGGCGCTCGGCCTCGACGACGATCGCGAACGCCTCGCCAAAGGGCACATTCGTGATCGCCAGGTCGACCCGGCGCTGCTGCGACGCCAGGATCTCCTCATAGAGCCGCGACGACCGGGCGTCGCGCTGCGAGTCGAGCGGCGCGTCGCGTTGTACGAGATCGTTCGCCCACACCATGAGCCCACGCGCGCGCAGCGGCGCGACGATCGCCAGGTTGCCGGCACACGGCTCGACATAGAGCCAGTCCGCCGGCAGTGTGACGCGCCGCAGCAGCGCTTCGACCTGCCACCGAAACGTCTCGTAGAAATCGTCGTCCCGACGCCGCGTCGGATCGCCGATCTCCTCGAGCAGTGGGATCTGCGCCATCACCGTGACCGCTTCTTCGAGGCCTTCGCGGCCGGCTTCTTCTTCGCGGAGGCCTTCGCGGCCGGTGCAGACGTCTGCACCGCCTTCAGCAGCGGCTTCAGGTCCACGCCGAACCGCTTAGCCATTCGCGGCCAGCCGTGCGGCGCCGCATACTGATTTAGCGCGGCGATCACGCCCAGCGTCAACGCGCGCACCGCATCGTCACCGGTCTTGACGTCCCCGAACAGCTTCGATCCCGCCGCCAACGGCGCCCGCAGCTCCTGCGCCAGGAAGTCGGCGAGCGCAGCCACCGAGACCTTGCGGACGCGGGCGGCGAACGCCTCGAGGATCGCCGCCCGCGCGCGCTGATAGTTCGCGCGCTCGCGTTCGCGACGCTCCTCGTCTTTCTTCCACTGCGCCTGATAGTTGACCGGCTTCCGGCTGCTCGTCGCGCGGCCGCGGAGGCCCTCAGCCTTTGGCCAGTGCGTGTCGCACTGACGATGGGTGCACACTTTGAACGCCGTGCCGCGGTGACTCCCAATGACCACGACGCCCGTCACAGCGAGATCGCAGCGCTTCGACCCTTCCTTCCCGTCGGCCCGACGCCACGCGGAAGTCGGCAGGACCTTGCCGTCCTGCGCGTCCTTGGGGCTGATGTGGTCCATCGTGATGTGGACGACGTCCTCCGCTCGCTCTTTTGCGGCCGCGATCGCCGCCGTGGCGTCCGGAAACAACGCCTTCGTCGCAGGCGCCTCGAGATCGAGCCGACAGTTGTCGGCGATCCAGCCCGCGAGCTGACGGACCGACACCACCCGCCTACCTTGGTACGGATCGCGGGGCTTCTTCACGCGCTCCGGCGTCACCTCCCCGGCGGCCGCCGGCAGATCGTTGTCCGACACCTCGGCCGAGTCGTCGACGTAATCGAACAACGCGAACGCGTTCGGCTTCAGCGCCTCCGCTTGCTGCTCGGCCGTCAATCGTGAGAGTAGGATGGCGTGACCAGCCGTAATGCGCTCCGACAACAGCAACTGCTTGCCGGTGTCCGAGAGGTCAGTCAACAGCTTCAGTCGGTCGTAGACATACCGTCGCGACAACCTGATGTCGGTGGCGATGATGTCTGGCGACACGCCGCGTTTGGTGAGCTGATGGAACCCCTCGGCCTCCTCGAGCGCGTTGAGGTCCTCGCGCTGCTTGTTCTCGATCACCATCATGCGCAGGACCTGGACGTCGGTCAGATGCGCGCGCACGATGACGGGCACCACCGTCAACCC